TGCCGTTGCATCTTTGCAGCGCGTGTCTAGTGCTGGCGGCACCGGGCGTTTGACACCACGTCAAACGCCCGCCCACCGCACCCCGCCACCTTTTGAACACGGCTTCCCCCGCTCTCACGCGCACGCGCTGCAAAGATGTATGCGTCGTCACTGGTAACAGCGCTGCAAAGATGGCCGTCGCAGGATTGCAGCGCTGCAAAGGTGCGACGGCACCTAACAACAGGTCCGATATTGGGCGTCGGCACCTAACAGCTGAGCTAAAGGTGCGGCGGCATCTAACAGCAAAAGCTAAAGGTGCGGCGGCATCTATTGAACAATCGGTGCCTGTTTGACCCCATGTCGAACGCTTTTCCCGTACGCCAGCCACAGAAAAGTGGACTCCGCGCCATGCGGGAACGCGTCCATGAACAGGGCTCGACCCGCGATCACATCCTCGCAGGCATTGACAAACTCCCGCATCTGTGCTTTCTTGTCGTGGCTCAAGGCTTGTTCGTGTGTATACACACGAGCTTCCTCCATGCACATGCGGGCCGAGTCGATGTCGATCGGGGCGTTGACGAATACAGCGATGGCGGCCATAGCTCAGCCCTTCTTGAAGCAGCGTTCGTACACGACATACACAAGCACGCCAACGATGAGCAGTTCGCCCGAGTTCGCGGCGCACCAGCTGATGAGTGAGAACGTGTGGCTCAGCAGGCTGAACACGGTGCCGAGCGCAGTGATGGCGCAGAAGGCGCAGAAGATGAAGATGGCGATGTTGACGATGACGTTCATGGTGTAACTCCAGACAAAAGAAAGCCCGGCCGAGCGCCGGGCTGGGTTGTTTGACAGCTGTCAAATGGATTACTTCGCGGCACGCTTCAGCGCCTCGCGGATGGCTTGCGCGCCGTGCTGTTCGAGCAGCGCATCGATGCTGGCTTGCAGCGCCTTGGGCACGACGACCTTGGTCTTCTGTGGCGCGATGCGCGGTGCGGCGACGATGTCGCGCGCCAGTCGGCTGATGCGCTTAGAGACCCGGTCATATTCCCGCTTGTCGCTGTCGCTCAGCGGCTCGGCCTTGCTCACGACAAGGCGCACAGCGTGGCCTTCATCGACCCACACATCATCGCGGATGGCATGGCGCACAGCCTGTGCGTCGGTCGTATCCACGCCGTCGCTCTCGACGATGGCACGCATGCCAGCAACGAGCGATCTGTAGGCGGCAGAGACAGCGGTGGCAACGCGTTGCCCGGCGCGTTCCTCGCGCAGCAACTCGGCAATGGTGCAGCCACTCTTCACGATCACGGGGAATGCGGCGCGGGCCGCGGTGTCTACGTCATTGCCTTGTGCAATAGAGGTGTGAGCGACGGAGAGAATAGAAGTGAAGTCCAACATGGTATGTCCAATCAAAGGGGTTATGCGGTGAGACTGTCCCAACCGCTAAGCTATTTTACCTAACCTCTGTTTGACACCCTGTCAAGTGAGTATCTGAGGGGGTATGTCGAGGGTACGGTGGGGGCACCCCCTTATTTGGAGTGGATGTTGCCTTGCCCTATGAACACGAATTCGAAGACTCGATTAGCGATTCTAAAAATTTTTGAACACGGAACCATTGCCACCACTCCAAAAATTTTTTATGATGCGAGGACACCCACTCCGATCGACGACCATGAGCTTCACCATCCTGCGGTCCCGTATGTTTCGCGGCCCAAAGCCTCCGTCCCGTCGCCGCTGTCTCTGTCTATGTGAGTGCGGGCGGAAGTTCTTCGCTTGGGCGGCCCATTTGAGCACCGGCGATACGCTGTCGTGCGGCTGCCTGCGCAGCACACGGTTCAAGGCCGCGGCGAAACGCTACGACGAGCCCTACAGTATGCGTAATCACCCACTAAACCCGTTGTATCGTCGTTGGACGGGTATGCTGGCGCGCTGCCACGACCCCTCGCACGCGCAGTATCACCGCTACGGTGGTCGTGGTATCCGTGTTTGTGAACGCTGGCGTAACTTCGACCTGTTTTATGCCGACGTTGGTATGCCGCCGCCTGAATTGACGCTTGAGCGGATCGAGAATGACCTCGGCTACTCGCCGGATAACTGCCGGTGGGCCACGCGGCAGGAGCAAGCGATGAATAGGTGCAACTCAAAACCAATAAAAGGGGCTGAAAAACCCGTTTTTCTGAGCTTTTCCCAGCAAAAAGCGCTTGAGACGTGGATTTCGGCTTAAAACGCAAAAAAGCCCCAGGAGTGACGCTCCTGGGGCCTGACTTCCACCTGATTCAACCAAGCTAACACCTGCACCTGTACCATACTCGCATCCTCGGCTTGCCGCCAGCCGCATTTTTAGGGGCATAAATTGGTACTGAATCACCTCTTAGAGTTCGAGTGGGACGACGACGGCCTCGACGCTCCCGACGCGCCCGTCTCCCTCGATGACGCCACGGTCCCGGTCCTGCTGGACGCGCAAGCACGTACCGCCGACTGGCTCGACAAGATCGGGGCGCACAGCGAGCCCGCCAAAGTCCCCACCATTGACGAAGCGGCCAAGGAAGCGGCTCGCGCCGCCTTCTGCAGCGTCACCAACCCCTATACCGACCCGCTCAAGGCCAAGGCCGACCTCATGGCGATGTCCGCCCCGCCGGCGGTGCGCCACCTTGCGGGCATGCTCAGTCAATACGACTGGGCGTTCGTGCGGCAGGCGCAGGAGATCAGGGGCTATATCGTGGCACGCCTCGTCGAGCACGCCTCCAGCAGCGACCCGAAAATCTCCCTGGCTGCCCTTAAAACCTTGGGCACGGTGACTGAGATCGGCGCCTACACCGAGCGCATCGAGATCGATCACAGGCAGAAGGACACGACCCCCGACGCCGTGGTCACGCGCCTGCGTGAGCGGCTGGCCGCGCTGCTGCCCAAGCAGGAATTGGAGATAGCCGAGGCGGTGATTGTAGATAACGGCTCATGAGCGACTTCAGCGAAACCAGCTTTCTCTCCTATGCCGAGGCGTTGGCTAAGCCACTCATGCCTGCAGAAGAGGTGCGCGCGCTGATCGACGCCGTCGCCACCATGACGCCCGAGGCGGCGGCGCTGGTGCTCAAGGACTTGGACGAGTTGGACGAGGTGCAGGGCCTCGAACTGGCCCGCACGTCCTTCCTGCACTTTTGTGCCCGCGTGTACCCGGGTTTTAAACAAGGCCCGCATCACCGGTTCATGGAGCCGCTGCTACACAACGTCGTCATTGGCTCCGAGCTTCGCCTGACAGTCTCCATGCCGCCGCGCTTCGGCAAGAGCGAGACGATCGCCTACCTGTTCGTGGCTTGGTATCTCGGCCACCATCCCGCGCATCAGATCATCATGGTCACGCACACGTCGGACCTGTCCGCCGGGTTCGGTCGCAAGGTGCGCAACCTCATCGGCACGGCCGACTACCAGCTGATTTTCCCGCACACGGTCATCTCACGCGACAAGACGGCGGCCGACGACTGGACGACGACGGCGGGCGGCAAGTATCTGGCGCTGGGCGTCGGCGGCAGTGTCGCCGGCTACGGCGCCGACCTGCTGGTGTGCGACGACCTCGTCTCCGAGCAGGCGGTGCTGTCCAACCCCGACGTGGCATTCGAGACGGCATGGAAATACATGCAGGTCGGCCCGCTGCAGCGCCTCATGCCCGGCGGCAAGATCATCATGATCGGCACGCGCTGGGGCAAGAAAGACCCCATCGGCCGCGCCTTGGCATGGGCCTTGGAGAACGCCGAGAGCCTGCCCTGGAACGAGGTGCGGTTCCCGGCGATCCTTCCTTCCGGCAAGTCCCTGTGGCCCGAGCAGTGGCCCGTCGAGCAGCTGCTCGCCAAGAAGGCCGGCATGCAGCCCCAGTACTGGGCCGCTCAGTACGTGCAGGAGCCCCACCACGAGGAGGGCGCGCTGCTCAAGCGCGACTGGTGGCAGCTGTGGCCGAAGGACAAGCCGCCGGCGGTGCACTACGTGATCCAGTCGTGGGACACCGCGCACGACACCAAGAGCAGCAACGACTACAGCGCGTGCACGACCTGGGGTGTGTGGTTCAACGAGATCACCAACCGCGACGAGATCATCCTGATGGACGCCCTCAAGGGCCGCTGGGAGTTCCCGCAGTTGAAGGAGAAGGCGTACGCCCACTACAAGGACTGGCAGCCTGACGAACTCATCATCGAGAAGAAGGCCGCCGGCGCCCCGCTGATCCAAGAGTTCAGGCAGGGTGGCACGCCCGTCACCGAGGTGACGCCAAGCCGCGGCAAGGTCGGCATGTCTAACGACAAAAGGGCGCGTGTGAATTCGGTTGCTCCGATTCTGGCCGACAAGATGGTGTGGGCGCCCGACCGGCGCTGGGCGTCAGAAGTCATAGCTGAATGTGCGGAATTCCCTTACTCGGAACATGACGATTTCGCAGATACTGTGACTCAGGCCCTCCAGCGGTTTCGTAACGGAGGCTTTCTACGCTTGAGCACGGACCCTAGAGATGACGAAGAACTCACGCGCCGCCGGCGCCGGGAATACTACTGAGATGGCCGCCACGCGCGCCGAAGCCCGCCGAATCGGTGCACCGCGGTATGCCGCGACGGTGCCGTGCCCGCAAGGACATTTGACGTTCCGCTACACCTGTGGCGGCGGTTGCGGCGAGTGCGCACGGCTAAACGCGAGAGAGCGGATGCAGAAGCCCGATCCTGCGGCGCGTAAAGCCACGAACGAGCGCTGGAACGGGTCGAGCAAGGCGGTAATTGCCAAGCAGCTGTGGCGAGAGCGTGATCCGAAGAATGCCTGGGCCTGCGGCGCTGTAGGGCAGGCAAAGACGCGTGCACGGGCCGTCGGTTTGGAGTTCGACATCGACAAGGATTACATCGCCAGCATCCTTCCTGACGTGTGTCCGGTGTTCGGCACGCCGTTCGTGTGGTACGGCAAGAAAATCTCGGAATTGAGCCCGACGCTGGACCGCTTGATCCCGGCGCTTGGCTACGTCAAAGGCAACATCGCCGTCATCTCGATGAAGGCCAATGCGATCAAGAGCAATGCGACCGCGGCTGAAGTGGAAGCTGTTGCTGCCTGGATGCGTCGTACCATTCGCGCTGATATGCCAAGGAGTGCACCGCCATGTCCATCGCCAAATCGCTCGCTTCTGTCCCCAGCGGCATTTCCGCGCTCGCGCCGGCCGCCAACGACGAGCCGCTGATCGAGATCGAGATCGTCGATGAAGCGGACTCGGACGACCCGGAGAGTGATGCCTTGGCGGCCGCCGCGGCGGCGCTTGAACCCCCTGCGTTCGGCGACAACCTGCTCGACCTGATCGATGAGCAAGACCTGTCGCGCCTGTCCGGCGAGATGGATCAGTGGGTGGACGAGGACCGGCGATCGCGCGACGATTGGGAGCAGACCTACCGCGAGGGCCTGAAGCTGCTGGGGCTCAAGTACGAGAACCGCATGGACCCGTGGGAGAACGCCTGCGGCGTCACGCACCCCATGATTACCGAGGCGGTGGTGCGCTTCCAGTCCGAGACCATCATGGAGACCTTCCCGGCGGCCGGGCCGGTCGCCATCAAGATCATCGGGGAAGAAACACCACAGAAGAAAGAGGCCGGCGCGCGCGTCAAGGCCGAGATGAACTACCAGCTGACCGAGAAGATGATCGAGTTCCGCAGCGAGCACGAGAAGATGCTATGGAACCTGAGCCCGGTGGGCTGTGCCTTCAAGAAGGTCTACTTCGATCCCATGCTGGGCCGGCAGGCCAGCACCTTCGTGCCGGCCGAGGACATCATCATGCCCTACGGGGCCTCGAACGTGTACTCGGCCGAGCGCGTGACACACCGCATGCGCAAGACCGAGACCGAGATGGAGGCGCTGCAGGCCGCAGGCTTCTACAGCGAGAGTGCCAAGCTCGGGACGCCGATGCGCATCTTGGACGAGATTCAGGAGGCCAAGGACGAGGAGACCGGCTTCAGCAACCTCACGTCCGAGGGCTATGAAATCTATGAGATGCAGGTGGCGATGGTGTTCGAGGGCCTGGAAGATGACGATCTGCCGCGGCCCTACGTCATCAGCAAGATTCGCGGTGGCGACATGCTGTCGATCCGGCGCAACTGGGACGAGGGTGACAAGCTCCCGCTGCGCCGCCAGCACTTCGTCCAGTACGACTACATCCCCGGCTTCGGCCCGTACGGCTACGGCCTGTTCCACCTGATCGGTGGCTATGCCAAGTCGGCCACCAGCCTGCTGCGCCAGCTGATCGACGCCGGCACGCTCAGCAACCTGCCCGGTGGCCTGAAGACCAAGGGCCTGCGCATCAAGGGCGACGACGTGCCCATCGGCCCCGGCGAGTGGCGCGACGTGGATGTCCCCTCGGGTGTGCTTAAGGACAACGTGATGCCGCTCCCCTACAAGGAGCCGAGCATCGTGCTGGCCGGGCTGCTGGACAAGCTCATCGAGGACGGCCGGCGCTTGCCCGGCACGGCTGACATGAAGATCAGTGACATGTCAGCCCAGACGCCGGTGGGCACCACGCTGGCCCTGCTGGAACGCCAGCTGAAGGTGATGTCCGCCGTCCAGGCCCGCACGCACAACAGCCTCAAGATCGAACTGAAGCTCATCAAGGGAGTCATCCGCGACAGCGGCGATGACGACTACAGCTACGAGACGACGGCGCCGGTGCCGGGCTCCAAGCAGGCCGACTTCATGCTGGTGGACATCATCCCGGTGAGCGACCCGAGCGCCGCGACCATGAGCCAGCGGGTCGTGCAGTACCAAGCTGCCATCCAGTTGTCGGCCCAGGCCCCGCAGGTCTACGACCTGCCGGAACTGCACCGCGGCATGCTGGAGGTGCTGGGCATCAAGAAC